ATGGGCGTCAAAGAGAACATCACCTACACGTACACCGATGACCTGACCGGCGAAGAGCTGGAGAAGTCTGACCTGGAGACGGTCGAGTTCACCTATGGTGGGCAGGCCTACAAGATCGACCTGGGACCGGATAGCGCAACCGCCCTGGATGACTTCCTGGCTCCGTACATCGACAAGGCGGAGAAGGTCACCCAGAAGAGCAGCCGTGCTGGCGCTGGAGGCCGCAAGGGTGACGGCAAGAGCCGCCCCGGCTCCTCCAAGTGGAAGGAAGCCACCTACGGTAAGAGCGGACGCCTCTCCGCCGAGCAGGAAGCCGAGTGGGACGCGCTTCCTGAGAAGGAGAAGAAGAAGTACCAGGACTGACCACACGCCAAAGGCCCGGAGCGCAATGCTCCGGGCCTTCGTCATTCCCAGGGGAAGACGGGAGGGTCTGGGATAGGCGGGAGGGCTGCTGCCTCATCAGCCAGGCGCTGGGCCTCTTCGATGAGGGCGGCTATCCAGCTCTCGCGGTCTGGGTAGTCCTCCGGGCGGATCATGGGCGGGCCTTCTTGCTGGTCAGGTGCCACCCACGGCAGAGCGGGCAGAGGTACACGCGGCGCTCCTGCTTCGCTCGCCCTGAGCTGTCCTTGTGCTGGATACGGGCCAGGGCTAGCTTCGCCCCGATTTCGTCGCGGTAGCGGGTCTTCCCGCTCTTGCAGCGGCTCACTCTGCCGCCTCCCATAGAGCGAACTCCCCTACCGCTGGCGCTGGGTGCTCGCCTCCACGGTTGGACAGTGCTACGTGCTGGTCCATGACCTCCTTCATCTCTTCGACCGGCAGGAAGCACATGCCGATGATGTAGGCCTTATGGGACGCGGATAGTTCGGTGTTCGCCAGGGTCGCGTTGACCAGATCATTGAAGTTGTCCGGCAGGGTGCGGGTCACGGGATTCATGCCCACGCCTCCTTGTTGCCCGGGACGTAATGCTGGATGCCCAGCACGTACCGCACGCCGTTCGACTCCTTGAAGTCGTAGCCCAGCGCCTTAAGGCTCTTGTAGAACTCACCCGAGTTGCGGACGGCACGGTCCTTGTAGCCGTTCTGGTCGCACCACAGCATGTACTGGGTGTGGAGCTGGGTACGGTTCGAGCGCAGCGACTCATTGCCACGGTCCACCATGATCGCCTTGTCCTCGCTGAGCCAGAAGCGCAGCGGGTCCGAGTCGCGCTCGAACTCCTCCAGCGCCTCCCGAGCCGATCCGGTCACGTCGAACTCTCCACGCATCCACAGCTCACGGAGCGACCCCATGGCGTAATTGAAGATGCCTGCCGCCTCCGCGTGAAGCTTCGACTCATCGAACTTCTGCGTGCGGTCCAGCTTCTTGTGGAAGGGCAGGATGACCCAGCGTCGGAAGTACGCGCCGGTATCATTCGCGCTCAGCCAGGTCTTGTTGGCGGAGAATACCATCTTCGCGAACGGGCGGAACTCGAAACCATCGCGGTACTTGCGCTCAGCCGTGAAGGTGTCGCCTCCGGTGATTGCCAGGAACAGGCTGCTCTCACGCATGTAGGCCGCATCAATGTCACCCAGAATGTTCGCCTGCTTCATGAAGAGGGACGCCGCAGCGAAGCGGTTTTCGCTGAGGTTCTTCAGAGACTGACTGGTGATGTTCTCGCGACCAAGAAGGGTCTCATCCACGCGCAGCTTCGTGCTCTTGCCTGTACCTTCCGGACCCTGGAGAAGGAACGCCTTCTGGAGCGGGTTACCGGTCATGAGCATGTAGCCCGTCGCCTCCCACACCAGGTCAACGGCGTCCCACTCCAGGACATCGTTGAGCCACTTCGTGTACTCCGGGCACTTCGCGTCTTCGTCGTAGGTGATGGGGAGCTGAACCGTGCTCTTGTATTCCGGGGAATGCGGTAGCAGCTCCTTGGTCTGCCAGTTGTACATACCGTTGCGGAGGTTGATCAGCGGCTCCCACTTCCCCGGCTCCGGAGCGTCCGACAGCTTCGGCATGCCGATGGAGCGGAGCACGTCTTCCACGGTCGCGACCTGGGTACGGCGGTACCGGTTGCCCAGCTTCTCCACCATGCGCTTCGTGACCTCATCCGGCGCGGGACGGAAGACGCCGTTGTCGTACTTCCAGAACTCACCATCCGGCCCTAGGGCTAGGCCCTTAGCGATCTTCCGGGCCAGCTTGTTCACCAGGATGCCCTCTTCCTTGGAGAAGAAATCGTCAGGCGTGCTCATCAGTTCGCCTCCTCTTCGATCCAGGAGGGATCAGAGAGGACCTTGTGGATGATCTGGACCTCTCGGTAGCCCAGGGCCTGCCACAGGTAGAACTCTGCTGTGTCGGTGCGGTCTGCGTCGAGTGCCCACAGGGCCGCTTCAATGTGCTCTTCCATTGCAGGCTCACCCTGCGCGGATAGATCATCAATAGTTGACATTAGTATTCCTTAGTTGTTAGTTGAATAGATATCGGTTTGGTTTATCCGATGGGTCTATTATGACAGACTCGGAAACCCTTGTCTGGATGAACGAAATAGGGTAACCCTAGGCGGGAGTAGATTCCTACAGGGGTTTGCGCGTAGTTACAATAGGCAAATTCCCAGGTAGAGCAGCACTCATCCGAGAGGCTTGCTCTGGACCTTCCCCTACTCTCTACTGGGATAGAGCAGTAGTGCACCCTATTCTCTAAAGTAAATAAGAGAAGGGGGTATATAGAGAGGTTTACGGATGCATGCTCTGGACTCCTGCACTCCGCCCTTGACAGAAGGCTGGTATACACCTACGCCGCCCGATAGCAAGGTCTATTCGCTGGTAGAATAGCCTTATGCCCGATGATCTACTTGGGCCTTCCGGTGGGCCTAGTACACCGAGAACCAATAGCCGACGTGAACCCGAACACGGAAGCATCTCCCGATACACGGGAAGTAAGTACCGCTGCCGCTGCATCCTCTGCACGGAAGCCATGCGCGCGTACCGTGCCGCCTCCCGCGCCAAGAAGCGTGCTGAGGCTGGCCTACCTGAGGTTGTAGAGCAGAAGCCGGACGTGTGGCTGGATTGGTCCGGCATTAGCGCTGTAGTGCGCTGTGAGCTGTGCAATCGGAACTTCGGTACCTGGCTAAGCCAAGCCGAGGGATCGGCGCAGGCTGAGGCGCACAGACGCTGGCACGCCTACACCCGCAAGGAGTACCAGGGGGGTACCCAGTGAGTGCCAAGCACACCAGCAAGGAGTGGCAACGTACACGTAAGCACGTACGTGCAGGGGTAGCCCGGGCCTATGCCGAGGGGTCAGCACCCACGTGCTGGCGCTGTGGCGTGGCGATACCCGAGGGCATGGCCTACGACGTAGGGCACATAGACCCCTGGGGTGGAGAGGGCCTGGACAACGCAGCACCCGAGCACCGCACCAAGACAGGCCAGTGTCCAGGCAACCGCAACCTAGGTGGTCGCATGGGCGCACGCATCACGAACGCGAAGAAGCCCGGGTCCACGTCCACCTTCAGGCCTCTGCCTTGGGCGCTCGGGCTTTTTAAGGATCACGGCGTACCAATCCCCGGCTCCGCCTCTTCACGCATCTCTCCCTCCGTAGGACCAGCAACATGACAGACCTTCCAGATTCCGTAGCGAATCATCCGCTCCGTCAGGAGTCTGAGTGGCTAGCCAAGCGCGACTCAGGTATCAGTCCCCGCTACCAGTCCGAGCTGGTGACCGACCAGCGCACCCGGGATGAGTTCCTGGTGGGTGCCTGGCTCCTGGGCATCCTCGCCACGGTGCACCCGCAGATGCTCCGCATTGCCGACGCGCTCGCAGCCGGGAAGCTGATGAACGCAGTCATGATGCCGCGCAGATCAGCCAAGACCACAACGCTGCTGTGCATCCTCCTGGGACGCTGCTACCTGCGTCCTGTGTACATGGCGGGCTTCACCCTCCTGACGACCGCCCAGAAGGCCCGTGAGCGCTACCGCCTGGACGTGTACGCGCCCATCTCGCGCCAGTGGCCTGACAGCACAGAGCGGGAGGCGTTCGACAAGGGCGCACCCGTGAAGCTGGTGAAGTCCAACGGCTCCGAGCGCGTGGAGTTCAGCAACGGCTCCGTCTTCGCTGTGCTGTCCCCTGAGGGTGACGCGATCCGCTCCGGCGCGTATGACGCGCTGCTGGCAGACGAGTCCGGAGAGGCGTCCCCCGAGAAGTGGGAAGACGTGATTGGCGCGGTCATCCCCTCCTTCGACACGCGCCCTGAAGGCCAGCTCATCCTGGCGGGTACGGCTGGGGATTATCGTGCCCGCTCCGAATTCTGGGGCACCCTGAATGACCCGGACGCCGGGGTGGTCAACTACTCGCTCCCGGACGACCTGGACCCCGAGGAGCTGGAGGCGTGGGAGCCGGACGAGGAGCACCCCAAGGCGCGCGCGCGTGAGCTAACGCTGGCCATGCACCCGGGCATTGGGACCCTCACCACCGAGGACCGTATTGCCAACGGCTACAAGCGCCTGGGCGTGAAGAAGTTCACTCGCGAGTACTGGAACATCTTCGGTACCGAGGGATCGAACATCGCCCTCATTCCGCAGCCGCTCTGGGTTGCCAGCGGGCTACAGCTCACGGACCTCACGGCGACCGACCGCCCCGAGGTATGCAGCCTGTCCATGTTCGTACACCCGGACGCGGATTGGGCCTCCCTGGTCCAGTCATGGACGGGTGAGGACGGACGCATCCACCTGGGCGTACTACACCACCAGGACGGCGTGAAGGGCTTTGCCGGGAAGGTCCTGGAGGTGTCACGCGAGTTCAACCGCCCGGTCACGTACGACACCAGCAGCCGAGCTACGGAGAACATCGTCCGTGAGCTACAGGAGGCGTACCCCGCTCCCCTCTTCCGCCCGCTCATCAGCAAGGACGTGGGACGCGCTGCTGTGTACTTCATGACGCAGCTCCGCGAGGACAAGCTACGTCACTACAACCAGGAGCCGCTGAACGATGCCGCAGCTATTGCGGTCAAGCGCAATTGGGGTACCGGTAACGGCTGGAGCTTCGGGCGTGCCGACGTGAAGAACCACCCAGAAGCAGACATCACGCCTATTGAGGCGGCCGCTATGGCGGTCTATGTCCTAAAGGACGAGCTGCCTACTACAGGTGAAGTCACATTTGGCTTCTACGCGGGCTAGCTAGACCCCTACGCAAAGTGTTCAAGTCCCCAAGGATTGGGACAATTAGAGGGTACAAACATTGCGCAAATGCGTAGCCCTGGAGGGTGTCTATCCTTTCTTCCCCTCCAGGGCACGCCCAAACTCGGAGACACATTGGGTCTTTACTCCTTTCTGACAGGCGGACAGAAGCTGGCTTCTGCGCAGACGCCTACGATGATCGCGTCTCCTTTCGGTGGTCCGAGTGACTACATCCAGGAAGCAATTGTCAATGACTGGTTTGGCGAGCTAGCGGAAGACGCCACCGAGGTAGTCACCCCGGAGCTGGCCCTTCGCATTCCTGAAGTTAAGGCTGCTCTCCGCGCCCATACCTCCCTGGTTGCGCCTCTGAAGTTTGAGGTATACCACAATGGCGAGAAGGACGCAGAGCAGCCTTTTTGGGTTGCGAACACTGACTACCCTGTGTCCTCCCCGTACCTTCGCCAGAAGGGTCTGGTAACGGACCTCTTCCTGTACGGATGGGCGCTGCTAGGTGCGACCGTGGACCCCGCTACAGACCTCCCCCGTGACATGGTTCATGTCGCATTCAGCCTCTGGGACATTGACCACAACACCGGAAGTATTACGCTGCACGACTCGGTGCCCATGGCCTACCGTCAGCGCCTCATTCTGATTTCGCTGGGTACCAATGGCCTCTTCGTAGACGGCATTGACAGCATCCGCCAGGCCCGCAAGCTAGAGCGCGCCCGCCAGCTCCGTCTAGATTCTCCGCCTCCGGGAACCAACATTCACATTTCTGATCAGCAGAAGAAGGCCATGTCTAACGCTGAGAAGCGCGAGATTGCCAAGGGCTTCTCCGCCAACCGCCGTGAGTCCAACGTGGTTGTGACCGTTGACGGTCAGGAGCTGAAGGACATTGGCGGTCAGAAGCTGGACCTTTTTGAGTCAGCCATGAACTCGCTTCGAATCCAGATCGCCAACCATGCCGGAGTACCCGCCAGCTTCCTAGAGGCAGGCAAGGAGGGTGGCTCCAACGGCCAGCTCTCCTACTCGAATACGGCTGACAAGAACTCTGAGCTGTGGCTATTCGGCGCGTCTGAGTACGCCTATGCCATTGCTGCACGCCTGAGCCAGGCCGACGTTGTAGGCCCGGACGCAGAGGTCCGCGTTGACCTTACGCCCATCACCTTCCCCGCACCCACAGAGCTTGACCCCGAGGCCCCCGGCGTACCCGCCCCGCAGCCCGCTGCCGAGCCGGAAGCACCCACGGAGTAACCATGACTGACCAGACCCAGGGCGAAGTCTCGCCGCTTAATGCGAATGATTCTCCTTCTCAGGTAATTGAGTGGGAGGCCACCGAGGTCCACGCAGACCTCAACGAGCGCGTCATCTCCATGAAGCTCCTGCCGCTGGAGGAGGAGGGCCGCACCAACGCCGGACGCCTCACGGTCCAGGCGGGTGCCCTTCGCCTTCCCGAGGACGCCGAGGTCCTGACGCTCAACATCGACCACGACCGCAGCAAGCCGGTTGGACGGGGCCTCTCCATCGAGGAGAAGCCGGACGGCATCTATGCCCGCTTCGCCGTGGGCAAGACCGCAGAGGGCGACGCAGCCCTAGCGGACGCCGTATCCCCCACCGGCAAGCGCCGCAAGGTGTCCGCCGAGTACCAGGCCGATGTCATCCGCAGCGGGCGCGTCCTCGCTGGGCATCTATACGGAGCCGCCCTGGTCGAGCGCGGCGCGTACCCGTCCGCGCAGGTTCTCGCCTCCGACGTAGGCGACCTCCCGGAGGACCGCCTAGCCGAGCTGGAGCGCCAGCTTGCCGAGGCCCGCGCCGAACTCGCAGCTCTCACCCCACAGACCACCGAGGCAGACGCCCCGGAGCAAGACCCGCAGCCAACCCCGGCTGAGGAAACCAACACCGAGGAGACAGCAATGTCAGACACCAACGAGGCCGGGGCAACTGTACCGGCTCTGCTCCTGCCCGGAGCTGCACCCGCAGCACAGGTAGCAGCACGCGAGGCGGACCCCAAGCAGGTCTTCGCCGCAATCGCCAATTCCATGTTCGGCAACGAGATTGAGAAGGCCGAAGCCACGCAGGTTCTCGCAGCTCTCACGGACCTGAAGCTGAACACCCCGAACTTTGCGGGCAACGTCATCCAGCAGAACTGGGTTGGTCAGGTCTACCAGGGCCTCTCCTACGAACGCACATATGCCGCAACCGTCACCAAGGGAACCAACATCTCTGCTGGTGGCAAGAAGGGCTTCCGCATTGACCGTGGAGCCGCTGGCTCTCCTGTCGATCACTTCAACGGCGACTGGGCCGGAAACCTGGTTGAGCTGCCCACGGGTACTGCTCGCACCAGCACGGTTACCAGCTCTCTCTACAAGTTCGCATTCGCGAACTCGCTAGGCCGTGAGTTCTTCGACCTTCCCGGTGGAGCCGAGACCATCGAGGCATACGTACGCCTGATCCTGGAGGACTACAAGGTCTGGTCTGACCAGAAGATTCTGGCGACCATCGAGGCTGCTGCTGGTGCGCCTATCGCGCCTTCCGCAAGCATCCCCACCGAGTACTCCCAGGCCATGGGAATGCTCATCCAGGGTAAGCGCCTAATTGAGAAGACCAAGGGTGTTCCCGCTTACGCTCTCGCCAACGCTGCTGCTGTTGAGGAAATCCTCTACACGCCCAAGGACCTTGTTCCGGAGTTCGTCTCCTTCAACATCGTCACCGAGGGAAGCGGCCTGGTTGACGGCAAGGTCAACATCATCGAGGTTGACGGTGGCTTCCAGGCTACCGACAACACCAAGCCCGCAATCATCGTGGGTGAGACGAAGGCTATTGAGGTTGACGAGCTGGGAGAAACCCCGGTCAAGTTCGACGCTCTAGAGCTTCAGCGCGGTGGTATCACGCAGGCCTTCCACGGCTACCTTCAGACCTTCGTTCCGCGCGCTGAAGGCATCGTCCTTCTCGGTTCGCCGGAGTAAGCCTCATGGCTACTTGGTATTCAGTCGAGACCCCGGAGGAGCGTCAGCGCTTCTCCGGGGCATGGTCGGACGGCTCCAGTGTTCTGAACAACCTGGAGCTGGCAGGCATGCTCTCGGAGGTTGCCAAGGAGCAGGTTCTAGCCCACGCAGGAGCTGAGCCAGACGGAGCGGACTGGGAGAACAACCCTCCCTACCGCTTCGTCTGGGCACAGCTCCAGCACGTCAAGGCGCTGTGGAACGCGGGACGTGGCGGAATGAACGTCAACACTGGCGAATTCGAGTACGCCACACGCCCGCTCACCAAGGACATTCAGGACATCATCCGCCCGCCTAAGGGGGTGGCAGATGTCTACTGACACGCGCCGCCTGAATGAGGCCCTGGACCATCTCCACGCGCTCCTTGAAGGTGTCTTCCCCGAGTGGGAAGTACACGCCGCAGACAACGGACAGGTGCAGAGCCTGAATGTCCCCGTCCTCTACTACGAGGCCACGGGATTCTCCACCGAGGTCAACGGCGTCAACCTCCCACGCGGTCATGTCGGCATTGACATCACCCTAACTCTGGCTGCTTCGGCGCAGGACGCACACCGCGAACTCATGGCAGACGCCATGGACCTATGCCTGGCCCTGGACGTACTCCCCAAGGTCCATTGGGACACCGCAGAGAAGTTCGTTCTGGAGCCGGGTAAGACGCCCGCTGTGCGCCTCTCCATCGTCTTCCTAGCCACCTACCTTCCGGCACCCGAGCCGGACCCCACCCCCGAGCCGGACCCCGAGCCGGACGCTCCTGAGGAGGAGAACTAATCATGGCTGTTGTAGCCTCTTCGCCCTTCTTCGTGCAGGCCACCATCAAGGTCGGCACTGACGAGTACACGGGCCACTTCCAGGGTTTCAGTCTCGACACCGAGCCGGTTACGGCAGAGATTACGGATGTCGGCGGAACCACTTACAAGTTCAACGGTAAGTCAAAGTACACGCTCAACGTCGGCGTCATCCAGGACTGGACCGCTACCGGTCTAGCTCGAAAGATGTACGAAGACGAGGGTGACCCCGCAACGATCACCATTGAGACGGACCAGGCTATTGTCACGGCGAACGTGAAGCTGGTTGCTCCGTCCTTCGGTGGTCAGTACGGAGCCGTTGGTGTCTCGCAGGTTGCCCTTGGTGTGACCGGCAAGCCGTCCATCGTAGACGCAGCGTAAGCATGTCTACCGGGCGTATCTCACTCCTGGTGGATTCCCCGCTTCAGAAGCTCGCACTGGCCTGGGGGAAGTTCCCCGCAGAGGACCGAAAGCTAGCGAATGCCGCAACAAAGCGTGAAGCGGAATCCCTCTTCAAGGAGGAGATTGCCCAGCACGGCCTGAGCCGTCTGCAGCACAAGGTGCTAGTGGATAGCGCCCGAGTCGGAGTCACAGACCGCAACGTCTTCCTCCGCTCGGGTGCTGTCGGCAAGCTCCGAGACGGTACGCCCGTGTCCGCCCTGGCTACGGCTGTCGAGTTCGGTCGCCCTTCGGTTGCACCGGTCTCCAGCAAGAGCAAGAAGGGCACGCCCTACAAGCGCCGTACCGGTTCCCTCTTCGGTCCTCGCAACCGAAAGGGAAACACGTTCTTCCCCGCAACGCGCGCCTCCATTAAGCGCATTGCATCCCTACGCATTCAGGTTGCGCTTCGCGTATTCCATGACCTCGCAGAGTCGGTGAAATAGCCAATGGCACGTAAGTATGAAGTCGGCATTACCGGTGACACTGGACCCTTCGCCAAGGCTGTCAAGAACGGTGTTATCGAGCCGCTAGAGGACGCCGAGAAGGCGTTTAAGGACTTGGACAAGGAGGCCCGCTCCGGCAATCTCGACAAGGAAATCGACAAGGCCGCGAAGGCTACCGATGACCTGGCAGACGAGCTAGATGAAGCCCGCTCTGAGCTAAAGCGCCTGAGCTACTCCGCGCGAGACGTAGGCGACGAAACAAAGCGCGGCATGGACGGCGCATCCGAGGGTGTCGAGAACCTGAAGGATGAGGCCAAGCAGAGCGCCAAGGAAACCGCTGCCAGCTTCCGAGATGTCACGGACGCCCTTGATCTTGTGCAGGAGATTGCCGCTAACGCGCTGGTGGGCTTCGGTCCTGCTGGTGTCGCTGCCGGTCTGATCGCCGCTGCTGGCATCGGTATTGCGGTCGGTGAATTCGAGAAGGCTGCTGAGGCTGCCGAGGAGCTTCGCACCAAGGCCGTTGAGTACGCCCAGGAGGCGCTGGAAGCGGGAGTCTCCACAGACCGCTGGTTCCACTCCGCAGAGAAGCTGGTTCAGCGCATCAACGAGCTGGAAGAGCAGAAGTCAACGGACGCACGTTGGTTCTGGGAAGATGACCCCTCCAAGCTCGAAGACTGGATCGACGCCTACGAGCGCCTAGGGCGCGAGGGTGAAGAGGTTGGCGACGTTCTGAAGATGTCGTCCAAGGATCAAATCGCATACCTGGAAGAGCAGAAGGACGCTCTCGAAGAGGTCAACGAGAAGATCAAGGAGATTCAGGACTCCGGTAAGGCGCATGACAATGACGCCGACCTCCAGAAGCTTCAGGCCCTCCAGGACCAGGCCAAGGCCTACGACGACATCATCGGCTACACACAGGAGCAGATCGATCTTCAGGAGAAGTCTGCTGAGACTGCCGAGCGTTTCAAGGATGCCGGAGTCACCAGCGCCCAGGAGCGCGCCGCTGCTGAGGAAGAAGCGGCTGACCGCATCCAGAGCGCCCAGGAGGGCGTAGAGCAGTCGGCTCTGTCTGGGTACGACAGCATGCGCAACGCGGCCTACGAGAAGGCCACCGCCGACGATGCCGCCTTCGACACGAACAAGTGGCTGGAGTACGTCGAGCAGACGCGCGCTCTCGCTGACGGGTACAAGGCGAACCTGGCAACCATGAAGCTCACTCCCGAGGAGTGGGAGAACTTCCTAGCCCTACCCGAGGACGCCCGCCAGAACATCGCCGCGTCCTACCAGACAGCCGGTGAGGACGGTAAGGCGCGTATCCGCGCTGCCCTCAGTGACACCGGATCAAGCGCCGGTAGTGAAGCCACCGTTGGCTTTGAGGAGTCCTTCCAGCCGGACGCTGACGTGACCGTAGACGTGGACACCGCAGACGCTGCCGCGCAGCTAGACGACCTCGCAGACAAGCGCACGGCAGAAATCGAGGTCAAGACCACCGGGAAGGCCGACGCCAAGACCGCGCTGGATGACCTGGCAAAGAAGCGCTACGCGTCCATCGACGTGTCCGCCAATACCTGGGACGCCACCGCCACCGTCAACGCCTGGCGTCGGAGCCAGGAGGCGCGTCCTGTCTACATCACCGTCAAGGCCAAAAACGGAGGCGCAACCCTCACATGACTCACACCATCACAGCCCTGAACGGCGCTGGCTCCACCAGCCCTCTCGCTGTTGCCGGATACGACACCGCGCGCCGCTCTCGAAATGTCATCCACGACCTTCTAGACGGCTCAATTGGCGTGTCCTTCATCAAGCCCCGAGGACGCAACAGCGACCTGGTGACGGTCTACACAGACCGCGCTCAGGCCTTCGCCGCGTACGACCTCCTCGCGGAGGAATCCGCCTTCACGTACGTCAACACCGAGCTTGCAGAACTCAGCATGACCTTCGTTCTAGACGGCTCTCTGGATATCGACCAGGACGATGACGACCAGTCCATCTGGTACGTCCGCATCGGCTACCAGGAGGTCTGAGTGTCCTTCTTCAACAACCCCAACGCAACGGCCACTATCACGGTAGATGAGCCGGTACTTGTCACGCCCGGGTACGACGTAGCCACGGTCTACAGCTACGGCTTCGAGGACTTCTCAAAGACGGATTACCCGTCCACTCAGGTCTACTTCCAGAACTTCGAGACGAACACTCTCGACGGCTGGGCGCTGCTCAGCACCGGCAAGCTAACCAACACGCTCTGGGGCGGCTCGCCGCTCTCGCAGGGACAGCGCAGCCTCACCGTGGGCGGCAACAGTGTGAACACCACACCCGCCTTCCAGCGCGCCTTCACGGGCCTGACAGTCGGACGCTCCTATACGGTGTCCGCTCTCGCTACGGCGCTTGCCCCGTCTGGCTCCGTCAGCACGAACGCGACCGCGACCCTTGTTGGCGGCGCAACGTCAGGCACCTTCGTGCTGTCCAACACCGCTACAACCACGGTGTCTCTCACCTTCACTGCAACCGCGACAAGCCACACCCTCCGATTCACGACGTGGCTAGGCAACAGCAGTACCGGTGACATGGCGACGTGGGACAACATCACCCTGACCGCCAACGCCTACACCGTCATCAACAACAACGGTCTGGGCGGCTGGGGCGGCTCAGGCGCGGCTGGTGTGAACATCACGCCGAGCAATCCCCGCACAGGTGCATACGGCCTTCACACCACGGTCAACACCGGAGCGAAGATCCTTTCCTACACCAAGACCGGACTGACCGTTGGTGCCTGGTATCGCTTTGAGGTCTGGGTACGCGGGCTGGCAAACACCACCTTTGCTCTGGAGGCTGGAGCCGCCACGACTCCGGCAACCGTCCCCGCTGCTGCCAACACCTATGAGCTTCGCACGCTGAAGTTCCAGGCGTCGGCTACGTCGCAGCTCATCTCCGTGAAGATCAACCAGGCCAGCCTGGGTGACTCGGTGATTGACGATGCCCGCCTGGTGCGCTTCGTCCCCGAGGTCACCACGCTGACGCCCGAGCTGGACATCTCCGAGGGTGACGTAACTCTGGACGCCGGACGCTACCCGTACGTAGAGGCGCACGTCACCGTGCCTCTGGATGATGAGGAGCTGCTGGAGCAGATCGAGACCGGCGCGCGCGTTGTCATCAACGCAACCGAGGGCACAACTTCGACGCAGCTTGACCTCACGCTACGCAGCCGGAAGGTGTCCCACGACGGCAAGACGATTGAGCTTGACCTGGCATCGGATGAAGCCCTCATGTACGGCTGGGCGGACGTGGTTGACGACAAGACGCCCCGCACCTACGAGGCGGACCTACGCGCGCTCTGCAACTACGTCCTCAACAAGGTCAGCCCTGGAGCTGCCCTCCAGTCGGGTACGGCTAACGCGGACCTCACCGCACGCTGGGACGCTACCAACGCGATCCTGAACCCCAACGCGGTCAACACCACAGGATACGCGCAGGCCGGAAACCTCACGCTCTCGCATTCCGCTACCGCGAACGCCGGTTCCGAGGGCACCACGGGTTACCTGATCGGTACGTCCGCTGCCGCTGGGCAGGCGTTCATCTCCGCGCCGCAGACGGTCAACACGCGCAAGGGCGACATGTGGACCTTCAGCAATTACATGCACAAGGGCAACGGGATTGCCGCAACCCTCAACGGCATCCTGCGCGTCTACGAGATGGACGCCGCGAACAACGTCCTACGACAGATCGAGTCCACACCTAAGCCGCTTCCCGCGTCGGGAGGGGCGGTCCCCTACACCTGGGAGCGCTACAGCCTGACGTTCGTAGTCGAGAACCCGAACACGACGAAGCTCGCCATGTACGGCTCCTTCATCGCGACCGCTGCCGGTCAGGCGGTGGGTATGGACGGCTTCATGCTGACTGAGGGTCCGCTTCTGCTGCCTTTCTTCTCCGGCTCCACGGCTCCGGCTGGGTACGTCACCAACTGGACCGGACAGAGCGGACCCGTCGCCAACAACTCCGTCTCCGAGCGCAAGCCCGCTGACGGCATCGAGCGCATGCCTGACCTCTTCACCTGGAAGGCGGGGCAGACGGCTTGGGACTTCCTGGAGCCGCTGGTGGCGTCGGCTGGTCTGAAGCTCTACGCCGATGAGCAGCGCCGATTCTGGCTCATCGACCCTGCCAACTACTCCGTGCCCGGACGCTTTTCCGCACGCCCGGACAACACCGTCCAGGGTACGGACGTCATCGACGTGGAAGACGAGGACTCCGGCGTCACGGGCGTTGTCGTCAACTACACGTGGACTGACGCAGACGGCATCACGCACGAAGAGACAGACGCCGCTGGAGTGGCGGGCAAGGTCAAGGTCCTTCGCATCGAACGCGAGTTCCCGCGCGCCGGAATCGCTGCCGCACACCTGTCGAAGATTCAGGGCCAGGGCCGCGTCCAGGACGTGACCACGCGCACGGACTACACCGTCCGCCCGTGGCAGGAAGTCCAGATCGACCTCCCCGGCACCTTCGCCCAGCTCGGAACCCTAACCCGCGTCCAGTGGGAGCTGAGCACCGGCCTCATGTCCCTTGGCTCTGCCGGTCTACGCGAGACCCCGCCCGGATCGATCGACCTCCTGAACGGAACCATCGACGGCCTGTCTGGGGCCATCGACTCCCTCTAACCACCCCTCACAAAGGAGAACCGCCATGGCTATTGGCGATACCGCAGCCGCAGCCGGACTACCCCTGGTAGCCGGTACCGCTCCGGCTAACACACTCGAAACCATCGAGAACGAGACGCGCGACATGATCGGGCGCGTCATCCTGGATCACCCCCGGAAGATCACCGTTTCCGCGACCGCTCCGGCGAACCCGCAGCCCGGAGATGTCTGGATCAAGGTGAGCTGACATGGCTTACTTCGACGCCGCAGCCGGAGCCGCCACGCTTCGAATTGAGGCGAACGTCGGAGCAGTCTCTGGCAACTCCTCCCGCGTGGACTGGGGCCTGTACCTCTACTGCTACAACGGCCAGTCCTTCCACCTGAACAACAACATCGGTTGGTCCGTCAGCATCGGAGGCGTACCCGGATCGGGCACGTTCAACTTCGACTTCCGCAGCACCAAAACGAAGGTCATTGCCACCGGCTCCGTCTGGATCGGGCATGACGCCAACGGATACGCCACCATCGGCGTCTCCGGCTTCAAGGGCGTGGACGGCGCATCCGCCGTGGCCGACAACGTGACGGCATCCGGCACCATGTCGCTGCCGCGCATCCCCAAGCCGCCCGTCCAGAACGGCGCGCCTACGGTGAGCAACCTTCTGCCTACGTCGGTCACCCTGAGCTGGCCCGCCAACACCAACAACAACGGCGCGTCCATCGACCAATACCTACTCCGCGTCCGCAACGGCACTCCTGCCGACGCTGCCGGGTACGTGGACTACCCCGTTGACGCCGCGACCTTCGCCAAGGCCGTCACGGGCCTGACCCCGGGCACCACGTACTACTCCGTGGTCTACGCCCACAACGCACAGGGCTACTCCGTCAAGAGCGCGGAGACGAGCTTCCGCACGCCCTCCGGCATGTACCCCTTCAACGGCTCCGAGTTCCGACCTTCCGAGGTCCTGACTCGGAACGCCACCAACACGGACTGGACCTCTGGAGAGGTCCTGGTCCGCAACAACGCCAACACCACTTGGAACGCAGCATCATGAATCTCACTCACAACCGAGGCTGGCTAGCCGACGCTGCCGCAGCCTCCCTGCACCGCGTAGACGCTCGCCTAGGCCGTCCCGTTGACATCAACGAGGCAGGCCGTACGCGCGCCCGCCAGCAGGAACTCTGGAACCTGTACTACTACCCCAATGGCACGGTGCGCCCTGCCTCCCAGCGCCCGAGCTGGCTAGGCCGTCCCGCTAAGCCGGGAACGTCTCGCCACGAGACCGGCATGGCGATTGACACCGATGACCGTATCTCCTGGATCGGTCAGCACGGATGGGTTGCCAACGTCGCCGGGGAGCCGTGGCACTTCGAGTACTTCCCCGCTCGCGACCAGTACCGCACCGCTGGAACCTCCGCAGCGCCCGCCTTCCCGCTCCCGGCTGGCTACTACTTCGGTCCCAAGAGCGGACCCAAGCAGTCCGTGTCCGGGTACTTCTCGTACCGCGATCAGCTCCGCACCTGGCAGGCCCGTATGGCTCAGCGCGGATGGGCGATCACGGCGGATGGACTCTACGGAGCCAAGACCGCCGATGTCGTCAAGCGCTTCCAGCGTGAGAAGGGTCTGACGGTAGACGGCAAGATCGGCCCCGCCACCTGGGCGGCTGCATGGACGGCACCCGTCACATGAGCGCGCCTACCGATGCCTACCAGTACCCGGTCACCGTCAACGGCATGACCTTCATCTACCACTCACCCACGCCGCTCACGCCCGAGGAGCTGGCATCCGAAACGGAGACACCATGACCTTCCTATCCCCCGCTGTGCGCCGCTGGGTGTACGGCGTCTGCATCGCCGCCGTGCCCGTTGCGGTCTACTTCGGCTGGCTACCGGCCGAGGCATCGCCGGTCATCCTGCCGCTCATCCTCGCTGTGCTCAACGTGCCCGCTGAGGAAGTGCGCGTCCCGGTGGCTCAGTCCATCGACACGTACGCGGAAGACCCGGAGCACGGACAATGACACCCCCAGAGACAACGCCTGTACCGGTTGAGCTTGCTGTAGCTATCGGACGTATCGAGGAGAAGCTAAACGCAATGTCCGACCGCGAGAACAAGACCGGAGACCGCCTGGACAAGGTGGAGGAGCGGCTTAGCAAGATCGAGCTGAACCTAGCCGAGAACGTGCGCCCGCGCGTCCCCTGGTACACGTGGATTGCTGGAGCCGGTGGCGCGCTGCTGCTGGGACTGAACGGCTTTGCGCTGCTCCAGCTCCTCGCTCAGATCGCTTCCGTGATGCCCTGATCCTGTCATTAGGGATTTGCAACTAGGACCCAGCCTGGTACGTCGCCGGCCTCGTCGTCAGCGAGGTCAGCCGTCCAGTCCGCCGTCCGGTTCCACCAGCGTCGCAGTGTCGTCATTGTCGTCCTTTCGTGGAGCGC